GCCAAACCAGCAAAAGCGATAAACTTTTGGGTAGCAGGCGAAAGGCGAGAAAAAGCGTCGGCAGCAGATTGAATAGTTGTAGCAAGCCGATCTAAAAACCCTTGTGCATCGAAAGCGGTTGCCAATGATTGCCCCAGTGTAGATAGCGCAATTTTAGCAGAGTCCTTGAAGTTTTCAAATGCATTACCAAGGCCGCCCGTGACGTTTGAAAGCACTTGAGATTTGTTGGCAGCATCGATAATTGCTTGCGTAAACTCAGCAGCACCCACGCCACTGTCCCGAATTGCGGCAATGTTGCGCGTTCCAAAGGCATCTTGCAAAAGTGTGCCTAGAATCGGAATACGCGATTGTAAAACCTTGAAATCTTCCGCTAAAACCTTGCCTTTGCTATTCATTTGGGCAAGCTGGTAAATAACCTCGTTGAAGTCTTCCCGCGTTCCACCAGATACCGCAACAGCCTTACCAAAAGCCAACAGGGTTTCACGGGCTTTGTCAGCACTAAACCCAACAGCCTGCAAAGAAACACTGCCTTTAATCGCCTCTTCAAAGCCCAGGCCGGGAAGTTTGGCAACCTCCCGCAATTTAACCATTTCGGCCTTTGCAGCCTCAGAACTACCCATCAAGGCTATCAAACCTTTTTCAAGTCGTTCAATGTCGCTGAATGCCTTTAGAGAAGCCGCACCAAGCCCGGCAATAGGAACGGTGAGTGTTTGGGTTAAGTCTGTACCAATCTGCTGCATTTTTCGCCCAAAACGTTGCAAGGACTTTTCGACCTTTGCAAGTTCTTTTTGCAAGGATTCGATATTCGCCCCAATTACAACATTAAGTTTGTTAAATGCCATGTCTTAGTTTTGTCTTAACCGTTTTGCATCTTCATCCCATTTTCGCCAGCGTTCCCGTGTGCGTTCGTCTACCTGTTTTGCTTTCTTGTGTACGGCCAGTTTCGTCTCTTCATCCCACGGTAGCGGTAACAGTTGCGTTGGCTTAATCCGGTGTTTCTTGTCCAATTGGACATTAAGAAGAACGGAAGTAGACCACCGCGCCCGCTCCCAATTTTGCCGCTCGTTTGCCTCTTGCATCGCATAGAATGCTTTTACCGCGTTGTTGAATTGTCGAAATGTCCAAAACTCATACTCGCTTTCAGGTACACGCAATTGGCCGCACAAAATACCCTCGATGTAGTCCCAGGTTACTTTTTTTGCTTCGCTGGGACTATCGCGTTTTTTTCCTCAGTGGTTTTTTCAGCTGCTTCCATGCTGTGATTCATTGCCACTGTGAAGCGTTCAATTGCGGCGGTGTCGTCGTCGATTGCGTCAAAGAAGTCATCTTCACTTTTGAAGGGGTTTTCCTTACCCGCCCGGCGGTAGCCAGTCCTGACGGCTATCCAAAAAATATCAAGAATTTCCAAAAAGGAAAGGCTGGACAAATCTTCCAACCCCTTCCCCTTTGATTCAAGATATTTAAACAGTCCGATCATGGAAAACTTAACCGGGACTTCAACACCGTTTACCAAAATTGTCTCAATCATCGTTATGGGTGTTTAAAAATTACGCTTCTGTGCCTTGGTAGACGGTGCCGTTAACCTCAACTGTGTAGGAGTAAGTAGAATCTTCTTCCGCGCCCATATTCAAGCTCAAGTTAGTCATCAAGCCAGAACCAGAAAGGAAGTCGTCGCCCGTCACATCGGTAGTCACTCGCCAGGAGATCGCCGTCCCGTCTGCAAACGCTGCAAAAAGGTCGGTGATGGGTTTATGGTTAGTGTTGGTGTCGGCATCCATTGCAACCAAGCCCTCCCCGGAAATGGTAGCGGATTTTTGACCAGCCCGCACAGTACGCCACCCGGTTTGGCCGCCGCCAGTCGAATCCTTTGTGACAGATTCCCGGAGTTCCCGGCTCATGTCAATGCTACACGAAGTAGCGTAGGCAACGGCAACAAGTCCCGCGCCTAAATCGAGGTAAATCCGTAAGGACGTACCGTTTACTATGCCTGTTGTTGCCATAGCCTAAATTGTTTTTTAAGGTTGTCAAATTTCGCCGTTAGACTCGTCTAAATCTTCTGGCGTTACGTGTAAAACAGTTATCATTTGCGAAGCTTTCCTGGCTTCGATCTTTTCCGCTATAATTTGGCGTTCGATGTTATCAACTTGGTCAATCAAAATGGCATTCCCAGCTACTACTTCCGCCAGAGCTTGTGTCCTGTGCATGTCCGTGGTTTTACCAGCAAATTTTTCACCCTTTTGAATTGTCCACCGTATGTTCATCGTTTCAGCCTTATTTCATAATCCTGAGATGCCCAGAAAATCATACTTCCCGTGCTGGTCGGTACATCCTGCGGGCTTCCGCTAGAATCGTTTGAAAAAATAATCTTGTCTACAACATGCCCGTTAACCGTTCCCGCATATCGGTCTAATGCAGTCCGAACGGCGGCGGCTAGTGCGTGGGCGTTGTCGTAGTTATTCGAGTAGCAGTCAACCTGAACCAATAGTTTATCAAGTGGGCTTACGCCCTCTTTTGTATCGGTTGGTTGGGTTTGTAGTTTTTGAAAAACGATGTAAGGGAAAACAGCGTTTTGCGGTGCCATATCCGGGTAAATTCTAGTACTCACCAGGGCAGTAACGCCCGCAACAGCACTCAAACGACCGTAGATAATTTGCCCTACATTCATAGCCCAGTTTTTGCTTTTTCGTCTTTCAATACGCTTAACGCCTTGTCGATCATCGCCCCGGCTGCGGGTGTTCCTGCTACGTTTAGCCCGGCAATCAGTACCTTTTTTTGGTAGGCAGCGGAAGAGCCGTAAACCATGTGGGCATAGTAAGCGTCTACGCTTTTGCCCTTGCCTACAATCTTTGCTTTGCTTCGGCTGTATAATGGAGCTACCACGACAACCGGAGACTTTGCATATTTGCGGCGGCGGGTCGCTAGGTCAATTACGGCGTTCCGCAAGTTGCCCGGCAAGTAAGTAGCAGCAACGCGCCCCATGCCTTTGGGCGCTCTGAGCTTATTTACAAGTTTTGGCGTATTGTACCGCTTGTGCTCTTTCTTGCTTATCGGGCTTACATTCTGAATCGCAGGAACAATAATAGGAACAGCAGCCTGGGCAATTTCACGGCGGGTGTTTGGATTGGAAAAACGGGCTGAAACCTGCTTGAACGCAGCGTTCACCTCATGTATTCCTTTTACATCCAAATCGATCCTCATTATACCCGTTTTTCGCCCTGAATAACCTGAAATTCCCGTCCTGGTGTTTCCTCAATCGCTACAATATCGTAGTAGTTCGCCCGGTATAAAATCCGGGTCTTTTCGTTTATGTCAGATCGTAGGCGAATGCGGAATGTTACCACTCCGACCGCCGTTGTTTTGTCAGCTATTGCATCTTCTTTGCTTGGTAGAATATTGTACTTTACCTCGGCCCAAACCGTTGCCAGCGTCGCCCATGTTTCAGCAGGGAACCCGCTTGTACTTTGCGCTTCGGTAACGTTTTGCAGTTCTACCCGTTCCCGCATTGCCCCGACCAAATCGACCGCTTTCTTTGCCATGTCAGAAAATGAACACTCGGAATTGATCTAATAGGTATTCGGCAGCAGTCGGCAGGCGTTTAACGTAGTCGGTTCTGTTTTCGTAAAAGTCGGCAATGGTTAGATACATAGCTTGTAGGATCGCTTTAGGCACATTTCCAGCCGCTTCACCCGCCACATAAACCACTGTTACCGCGTTTGTTTCGTCGTACACGCTTGGGAATTGCTGGTTTGCTTTTAGAACTACCGCGTTTGGCATTTCGTAATTGTCCAGCATGTACACTGTATCAGCAAGGGTCGCATTTGATCCGTTGCTATCCTTATAGGTGATACTCGTTATAGACTGCACGGGATGAACCGCCAAACGGAAGCCAAAGCCGGGAAAACAGTCTAAAACCTGAGTTATCGTTTGCGTAACCAACGCACGGGAAGTATAGCGTTCTACTGTCTCCCGTGCGGCAGTAATTAGAGCCGTGATTAATGCGTCGTCAGCGGTAGTGTCAACCCGCAAATATAGTTTAGCCTCCGATAAGGTTATCGGTTCTGAACTCGGCGCGGTTGATACTTTCCACTTGTTGATTTGATACATCGTTCACGGCTCTAGTTGTTATTCGATTAGGATTGCAAGAAGTGCTTGATTGCGTTGCTGTTCAACAGTTTCCCGTCGTAACGGCACCACATGACCAGACCTTTGTGCAATTCGTCCATGTAGCGCTCTTGCATTAAGTACATGCTTGGACGCTGCACTTCGCGGATGATGTACTTCGAGAAGTCACCAAAAACCATTGTTTTTTTGGTAGCCGCCACCGTGCTATCCATATCCTGGTTGATGTAAACAGGGTAGCCCAAAAGGCGATCTTGTACACCAGCGGTATAGGATGGCTGCCAAAGTGGATCGTTGTTTGTGCTGCCAAAGTCGAGCTTGCGAATGTAGCCCAAAATTGCATCGTTCATCATAAAGCCCACGTTAGGCCCATTGCGGTAAGCAGGGTCAATACTGTGAACCAAGTCGATTATTTCGGCCTTGGTAATGGCGGTTGCAGAAGCAGCGGTTTTACCTGCACTGGTTGAAGTCAGCAACCCAGTAGGGCGACCAGTACCGGAACCAGTGGTAAACCCGGCATTCAAAGCGCGCCCGGCGCGTTCGCTGAAAATGTCGGTAATCTGCTCCATCAGCAGATTGACCCGCTCGTCTTGGAACATTTCGATTGTGAACTTCGCAAGCGTCCCCCAGGTGAAAGAGTTGTACTGAACGCGGCTGAATGTGGTATCTTCCACAGTCAAGGCAGAAGAACGAGGTTCAGCCAACCATGCACCAGTTGCGGCGGTATCATCATTGGTAGGCCAATTGAGCAAACCGCCATCATCGGTGTTAATCACCCGGCATGCTTGCATCATCCCGCCAAACAATTTCATGCGGCGCTCAAGCTCTGTCCACAACGTTACAGGCACCAAATACCCGCCGTAAGTCGTGGTTGTTTCGGTTGCAATTACGTTTGTACCCCGGCGTTCCCAATCTAAAACGCTGTGACCTTGTTTGCGCAGTTCCTTCAAAAGTTTTGCGCCCTCTTTGTCGATTGAGGCATCACCGCGAAGGATGTAGTTTGCAAAGGTAGCCATTGCCCGGCGTTCCATCAATTCCCGATCCTCTTCGGGAGTTGTGCGCTTTTGGCCTTGTGCTGGTTGTGCCGGGTCGGGAACATTTTGAGAAGCAATGGTTTCCATTTCTTCCAGCATGTTCTTTTGCCGAGTAAGCAGGTTGTACTCTGCGTACATCGCGTCCCACTGGTTTTGGTCTTCCTGTTTCCAGTCATTACCGCGAGCGGTCTTCAACCCTTCCATTTGGTTCCAGACACCCGCTCTTTTGTCCAACAATTGTTGAATGGTCATTAGAGAAGTTTTAGAAGTTGAAGATCGCGTTCCAGCGAATCAACTTTATTTATAATCGGTTTTTGCAATTCTCTTGCCTTACTTCGAGATGAAACACTCGTTTCAGGATAGGCCGGGTAGGTAACAGGTGAAACGTCGTAGATTTGATCTACTTTTTCAATCACCCGCTTGTACTTGCTTTCTTCACCCATCTTTTCCTCTTCCCATCGCTGTTTTGCTACGGTAAAAGCAAATGAACTTTGTGAAACATCACCCCGGCGAAGCATTTCCAAAAAGTCATTACCAAAATTGGAGTTTGGCACCTCAAAGCGGTAAAAAAGCCCTTTGTCGTCCTCAGTTACTTCGAGCGTTCCCGCTGTGGAGCGCGCAAGGATATAGTTTGGGTCATGGTTGAAAAGTGCGCGGATGTCAGAGGTTTGCAGCGCCTCGGTAAATGCGCCAGGCTCTATCATTTCATCAAACCAGCCGCCAATAGTGGTAGTAGAGTTGAATAAAGCCGCATATCCTTCAACAGTGCGTTTTTGTGCCTTTGCTTCGCCTGGACTTGGGTTTTGTTCCAAATCGTCGGCTATTTCGCGGTATTGGATTGTGAATACCCGCTTTTCAATTTCCTGTTCCTGCGCCATTGGTATTTTGGTTTTGCGCTCCGACTAAATCAGCGGGTAGCATATTTACGGGAAAATGTAGTTTATTCGCTTCGGGGTCAGTGCTTGGGTTAATGTCCTCCATTGCCCGACCTTCATTCGGTGTAATCATACCCCATTTTGCCAGGGTATCAAGGCGTTTTGCCCGCTGTTCGGTGTCGGCGCTTAAAAGCTTGGAAAGGTTGAACTTTGCCATTTTTACACCTTGCTCCTGCACCGGGAAAAGCTTATAGTTTATTTCGTCAGTTATGCGTTCGCACAGCGGGAGAATTGTATAGTTTACGAATTGCTTGGTAAGGGTTTCGCCGTTGTTGAATGTCGGGTCTGATTCTTCGAGCATGAAGCGAGGTACGCCTGTAATTAGGGCAATATCAGCAATGCTTCCCCGGCGTTGGTCGGTTGTTCCAGAGTCGGCGGGGGATAGGGAAATAGGTTTGTAGGTAATACCATTCTCCAAAATAGCTGTACCGCCTTCCTCGCTTCCACCTTTGCCGTAACGTACTTTCCAAGACTTCACCAAGCGATCGTAAACATCTTGGACTAGCTTTGTTGGGCTTTCCAGCACCCCGGATAAGTGCGCACCGTTGCCAAAGAATTTAGATAGGTATTGCCGAATTGAAAGCGCAAGCCCAAAATTTTCCTTATGTACCGTCTTAGTATCTTCGCCTAAAATCCCATCCCAGCTTATCCCCTTGATGTGTAGGACGCTTTCGGGCTTGTACGACTGCTTATTGATGAGGTAGCGCGGTTCGTTGCGGGTTGTCATGGTCGTTTCTACCTCGCTTGGATTGGCTACTATGTCCAGGCTTACAATATCCTGTGTAATGCCCGTGCGCCGGATGATCGCGTAAAAATTACCATGTACATGCAGGTGCAAAATCATCGTTTCGATAAAAGTGTACGGGGTGTACATCGAACTAGGCCGGAAATTCAAAAGCCGTGCGACCGGGTGGCGCTTGTCTGTAGTTGTACCGCCGCCTGCATTCTCACTGTACACTTCCAGGGGCATTGAGCAAAGCACACCGGAAATAATGTTTACAGCACGGTAAAAGGCAGGAATTGAAAGGATGGTCTGAGGCGTGACCGTTGCGCCTGAACTGGAATAGTTGAACGATTGCCCCCACCACATCGACATTTCTTGCTGCGGGGTAAGTGTTTTGGTTCGTTCTTCGGTATCTGTAACGTGGTTTGCCCGCTCTGAGGGAGTAGGGGTAATGAATAAGCCCGCGATTTTTTGCGCAATGCTTGCCACGTGGTAGTATTTCGGGGCAAGGTAAGGGATGAGCGTGGGGGAAATATAGAAAGATTGTAAAGTGTGTGGTAAAAATACCGTACCAGTATAGCCCGGCCAAAAACCCGGCTTTTTTATTTCACCCCAACACCCGCACCCCCGAACAGAGCAGGTACGACTTTACCCGTGCAAAAGACTGGTAATTATCGTACCTGCGGGGCATTCCGTATTCTTCCCGCAAATCTTCCAGCCATTCGTAGGTTTTGCGATGATTGCCGTCAAATTCATGTAGATAGCGATAGAACACGCGGAAATAACCGTTGATGGTGAGCGTTTCTAGTAGGATTTCCGGTATCTGGATTAGTACTAATTCCATGTTCAAATATACGAAATTCCGTCGTTAAGAAAATGAATGCTTTCGTTTTCAACCAACCAGTGTTTGTACCCCGCACAGGCGTTAACCGCCGCTATCACCGGATCAATTCTCCCCTTAGATTTGCCCTTGTGAGGTCGTAGATTATCGTTAGAATCACGGTAAATGTTAGTGTTATCCAATGCCCAGGCAAAGACCGGATTCGAGTTGTCTAGCAAAATCCCATCACAAACAATCTTTTCAAAGAATTTGGATGGCTCAGATAAAACCGATAAACTTTGCTGCACTTTCAGCACATCAATATCAAAATCACTGTGCAATTTTGATGCAATTGTAGCAGACGACCAAGGGTCATAGGCTACCAACTTTACATTATTCTGTCGTTTGATGTCCACAATTTTATTCAAGATCGCTTCATCATCTTGTGTATTCCCCTCCGT